GGTCCCGCTGCGGACGAAGCTAGATCCTCGTCCGGGTACTGTACCTTGCACGGTCGCCTGATCCGCTCCGGTGGCTGACTCCGACGAACCGATGACGGCCTGAATCGCGCGCCATGCATCGGCGGGAACCTGCGGTTGTGGCACAAGCGCGATAGCGCGGGTGGCGTCGTTGCCTTCGACAAGACGGATGCCGCCCAACCGTCGCCTCTGATCCTGGGTGGGGACATTCGCGCCGCGCGCGATGGCGAACTCCGGTTGCACGGCGAAGGCGAGGATATCGAGGATGGCGTTAATCATCCCCTGTTCCACTCTCTGATCCGCTCCCGCGACACGGCCCACACCCAGGCCATAACCGGCGTTGTCGATGTTCCAGTAGTTGGCCGAGAAAAACGGCTTATCAGGGAGACCGTGCTGATTGTTGCGGATGACGACTTTCTTCTGGAGTACGACGCGGCATGTTGTCTTTGACCACCATTCCAGCGCCTCCATCGGTTTCATCAACGGGTCTTCGCTGTAGTTCTGGTCTCTGGTCGCGGCGTGATGAACGATATCGCCGTCGCTCAAGTCTTGCTCAATGTTCGTTACGCCTTCGGTCTGTTCGGCGGAGTTGGGCTGAAAGATGGCGCGGAGTACTTCATCGGAGGGAATGTCGTAGGCGGGATTGTTGCGGAGCTGCGTCAGGTCGTCGTAGTTGAGAAAGCGTTGGTGGATGATCCATTTTGCTTTCCAGATTTGGTTAGGATTTCTCCATGTGGGATCGACGTAAACGGTTCCCAGCTCGCACTTCTCGAAGGTCGGTCTATTGCGGGTTGCTTCAATGTCTACCGCTTCGAACTCATCGCTCTCTTTGGTGAATACCGTGATCGGATTGCCGAACGGCATATCGACTTGTGGAGGAGCCACTTTGCGGAGATAGTGCGATTCGATACGGGTCTCTGTCTCCCATCCGCCTTTGAAGATGACGGTGCCTTGGTTGACCATGCTCTGTATGCCAAAATCACACTCCTGCTTGAAGTCGATTTGATCCAGCAGCTCAGAGTTTAGCTCCATCCACGCGCGCGCCGAATCCTGATGTGAGCCAGGGCGGGGGCGTATCTCGAATGGCGTGGGGTCAGTAAAAACCGCCGCTGTGATGGCGGCGGCGAGGGAGTTCACCTGCTTGGCAACGCTGTAGCGTGACACGTTCGACCGTGTAACGCTCGAACCTTCGAACACTGCCAGTGTGCGAGGGCTTTGATACAAAATATCGTTTTCAGTCCAGCTCAGGGGCCAGCGGTTGTCATTGAGCCATGCGCTTGCCGATTCAAAGTCCTGCACAACGATGGAGAGGACAGCGGCGTCGGTGTACTTCGGGGGAACGGCTGGATCACGCGGCATCGTCACTTCGGATTCAGTGACGGGCGCGGTCCAGTTCGTCTCAGAGAGTAACGCGGATGCCGACATAGCCAGCCTCGACCTCAACCGTATGGGAGTGGGGAATGCTCCGTATCGGGTTCGGGTCGGCAGAGTCTTGCTCGGCGTCGGCCTCTTCCGGTTGTTTCTTGACTCTAAAAGGGGTTTAGCCCCTTTTCAGTCGTTGCAGGGGATATTACCCCTCTGTTTCAGAAAATCCAATCTTTCGCTTTATCTTCACTTGCGCTTGCGACCGCAGCTACATCCGTCGCGGCGACCGGCAAACTCGCTCATCCGCGCGAAGTAGCATGTCGATCTGGAGCACATCGGATGCCCGTTGATGCGGTAGGCGTTGGCGTTCCCACTGGCGAATCCTTCCTCGTCGCAGTCCAGTTGACAGTGACAGCAGCGGTCTCCCGGTTCGACCGGCTTTAGACGGGAGTAGCGTCCAGCCATCGACGCGGTTTGCTTCTCGGTGTAAGCGATTCCGCTGGGCTGGTCCTCGCTCATGCGCGCTCAAGTAATTTCCGCAGGTTCGCACACGAAAGACAAATTGGGTCCTCTCCCTCCAGATAGGGAAGAAGTAAATCGCTCCAGCGCCCACATTTCGCGCAGTGCGGGAGCACGCTTTCTTGCATCTCGGGAGTTAGTCTCGGTTCGCTCACTCTAGCCCCGGTATCCAGATTTCAAGCCCCTGTGCCGTCAACTGCTGATCCTCAATAGCAGGTTCCTCGATGACTTCCTCTTGCGGCTCTGGCTCCGGTCGCGCGTAGATGCCACGGTTATAAATCATGTTGTACTTGTCGACCTCGCGCGCCGACTGCCACGATGCGTCTTCGTCTTCAAGGTCTTCGGCGGCGATGGACTGCGGAAGGTTGTCCGCGATGCGCGAGACTACATCGGGGATCGCAAAGTTTGGAATCATGCCGTACTGCTGGAACTGCATGATGACGTGACGGAGCTGGGCCATGTCGGAGTTGAACAACAATCTCCCGCCTGCGAGAACGGCCTCGATGTTGCGGATACGCAGGTCGCGCTCTCCGGTATCTTCGATCTCGTCTCCGCCGCCGATCCACTGCAAATTAGTGTCCCATCCCACGGTGAGCGCATAGTTGCGAATCGCGGAAGTCATCAGCGCCGCTCCGGGGGAGTCTTCAACGCTGATCCGGTGCAGGCTGTATTTGCGCGCCAGCTTGACGACGTTCTGAGCTAGAACGCTGGGCTTGTAGTGGCCTTCCATCACTTCGATGAGGTAGCAGCGATTGCGCGCGAGGATGCCCACGGCGGCGGCGGCGGTCTTCCACTGACGCCGGATGCAGGGAAATCTCCAGTGGATGAAGTAGCGGCCTTCCATCGGGATTGCGGCGTCTTCGATCATCGCGGTCATGATCTGATCTTGTGTGAAAACGACCTCTGCGGCTCCAAACTCGTCCAGCTGGTACTGCGTCATGAAGCTCTCGAAACCGGCCTCGTACTCCGCGCGCAGATAGTCATACGGGAGAATCTTCGGGAACATCAGTTCAACATCGTCCTCGTCGGGGAAGCCGTTGGGATCGAGGCGTTCGCCGCTCTTGAGCCGCAGGGCTGGCTTCACTAGACGGCGGATGGTGCCTGGGCGCGCGGTCAGAATCTCGTCCGTGAACAGGTCGCCGGTCCCGTAGATGGTGCCGACTTTCAGCTCGATGCCCTTGGCAACGAGAACCTTGCGATTCAGCTTGTACTTCTTCGTGATCTTCTGCCGCGCCTCGAAGGTCTGCGAGTTCCTGTTGTTTGAAACGTCGTCGATCACGAGCACGTTAGGGTGATATCCGCTGATGCCGGACTCGACGCTCTCCGCCCAGATTGCCGGTTCGATGATGCGTGGCTCGATCTGCCGCAGCGGGGAAGTGAAGGTGCCACCCTCGGGGAGCTTGTCGACACACATCTCTGGAAAGATGGCCTGGAAGAGTGTCGGCGCTCGGCCCTTCGGACGATAGAAGAAACCTCCTACCTGATCGACGAAATCTATAGCGAGGTCTTTGCGTCCGGTCATCACCATGATGGCGACGGTCAGCGGCCAGCAGAGAATGAGCTGCGTGCAGTTGGCAAGGTTGATGGTGGTCTTGTACGAACCGCGCGGCCACAGCAGGGAGCCTTGCCGTTTGAAGTATTGCCGCGCGTGAGCCAGCCACTCATCGAGCGTAAGTCCTGGCTCCTTGGGAATGAAAAACTCTACCGCGTCGTGGTGATCGTGTTCGTCGATGAGACAGAAGCCAAGAACCCAGCACAGGGCGAGGAGATTGGTCTTGCACACCCGCTTCGCGTCTTCGCGGATTTCTTCGTCTTCCTGCACCAGCACGGTGAGCTGCGCGCGCCACTGCTTGTTGTCGAAATTTTCAAGCGTTGGGGCGTGAAGCTTGCGCCAGTTGAAAGGCATCGTCTTGCTCCGGTACGACGTAAGGAACATAGAGCGGGTGATTCTTCATCAGTAGGTTTGTAGCGTAGCCACACAGCAGCAGCAGCACATGCATATCGTCTTCGTTGAGGTCGTCAATTTTTAGGGTCATTGGGCTTCATCATAAAGCGAATTATGTCCATGTGCGCGCCGGTGATTTCGTTCGCCACTTGCTGCATCCGCTTCATCTCCTCCCAGACTTCAGTGGGGATCGCTGGTGGTTCCAGCCAATCGTCAACCTTTAGCATCGTCGTTCTCCTCGCCGGGTTCATATTTGCATAATTGACATTCGCAGTCATCGGGATGCTGGGCGACGAAGGAAGGTCCGTCCGTACCTGGGCGGCTGAAGAATCGTATCGTGCCGCCGTTATCGAAAAGCAGCTCCACGAAATAGGCGTTGCGGTCGCTGTCGTCGGCGTCCTCGTCATGCTGGGTTACGTCGACAAGCTGATGCCCGATGAAGACACCCAGAAAGTAGCGGATATCAGTGTTGCGTATCTCCTGCATCTTTCCCCCCTGTCGGTTTTTCGCTGACGCTGATTAGGCCTCCACGTTCGGGAGTGACTAGCAGGGCTGGGAGTTTTCTCTCATGTGCCGCGATATAGTTTTTCTTCAGCCAATCGCCAAACTCATATACGTCCGTCAGTCCCGGTATCATTTTTCCTCCGCAGCGCGCGTCGATCGACCAAGCAGGTGAAGCCATCTTGAAACTGTACCTGTGTCAATTTGCCGTTCATGGTGAGGATGCGGCAACGTTGTCCCTTGCGCCCCATGCGGTCCCACTGGAGGACGTGCGGGAAGCTCTTGGCGGGAATGATAGCAGGCTCGATCATCGCTTACGCGGCCTCATCTTTGGTACTCGGTTAGGTGGAAAGATTACGGGTGCGATCTTGCTCAACTCCTCGATGCCGCCCTCGGCCTTGAGCGCCTTAGCCAGCGTCTTCTTTCGAGCGTACGAGCGAAAATTCATTGCTACATGATGGAAAGCTAGGCACAGCATTGGACTGTTGACATGCGCTATGTTTGCCTCGAACAAATCAGCGAGAGCATTCATCGTTGCAGCGCCCTCCTCGATCTGCTTTCGCAGAAACAGCGCCTCGCGTCTCCAGCCGTCATCGCTCATGCCTGCGACCTCTCCCACTCAATAATGCTCGGTGGAATCTCGCGCAGGCCTCGGCGGTGATAGTCCAGCCGGTCACTGTACGGCCATTGCAGATTGAAGTCCTCTCCCGTCCAT